CTGCCTCCCAAGACCTTATTCAGTGGGAGCAGCAGCTCGCTGACATAAAGGGTAAGAAAACGCTTACGGCAGATCAGCAGTCGCTGCTGGCTGTGGCCGACCAGATCACGGCGCAGAAGCAGCTTAGCGCAGATCTGGAAGTGCAGAATACACTCCGCACCAAGCGACTTGAGCAGGAGCAAAAGCTGGCGGCCTTCGCGATGTCGGTCAATGACTCGCTGGCGCAGAACCAGCAGCGGCTTGACAACGATGTGGCTGGAATCGGCATGGGCAATAAGCAGGCCGACCGGCTTCAAGAAGACCTCCGCATTCGCCAGGACTACGCGAAGCAGATTGAAAAGCTGCGCCGAGACCAGAAGAACAACAACACTTCGCCGGAGCTGCTGGAGAACGACACCAATCTGCTCCAGCAGGCTCTGGAAAAGAGGCTTCAGCAGCAGGCGAACTATTACGCAAAGGTAGACGAGGCCCAGGCAAATTGGAGTCTGGGTGCCAGCGCCGCTTTGCAAAACTACGTCAATGACGCGGAGAACTATTCGGCTCAGGCTGCCGACTTTGTGTCCGGTTCCCTTGATGATGCTACGAGTGGTTTAGGCGACATTTTTTCTGACGTGGCCACCGGTGCCGCAGACGCAGGCGATGCGATTGCGGATTTTGCCAGCAACATGGGTAAGTCAGTGATCAATGCGCTGAGCGACATGGCTGCTCAATGGTTGATCTATCAGGGTATTCAGCTTCTTACCACCAAGAGCGGGCAGTCGGCGGCGGCAGCGGGTCTTATCGCAAACGCACAAGCGGCATCGGCTCAGGCCGCGTTGAATGCCTACGCATCGACCGCCGGTATTCCCCTGGTTGGCCCTGCAGCCGCGCCGGCCGCAGCAATAGCGGCTGCTGCTGCAACCGCACCGATGGTGGCCTCTGTATCCGCATCAGCCCTCGCTGGTATGGCTCACAACGGTATGGACAACATCCCGAAGGAAGGCACATGGCTGCTTGATGGTGGCGAGCGAGTGCTCAACCCTAACCAGAACCGCGACCTGACCAAGTACCTCGCCGACAAGTCTGGAACTGGCGGGGGCGGCGGCACCCCGATCACCATCAACGCACCCGTTACCGTGCAAGCCCAGCCCGGCGTCAGCGATGCAGATGCAATGCGACAGGGTAAAGCTGCTGGCGAAGCGTTGGCTCAAGAGGTGCGCCGCGTACTGCAGCGTGAAATGGGGCAGGGCGGCTTGCTCTGGAGGCGCGCGTAATGGCTGAGATATTCGATTTTGACGTACAGGTGGGCGCGTCTGGCGACGTGAAGCAGCGCACCTGGTCGAACGACTTTGGCGACGGCTACACCCAGGCAGGCGGCGTAGGCATCAACACCAAATCGCAGGCGTGGGACGTGACGGTGACCGGGCGGTTCGGCGCGGGCCAGAAGCTCCAGCAGGTTCAGGACTTCCTTGATCGGCATGAGGGCTTCAAGTCATTCCTCTGGACGCCGCCGGGCAGTGGGCAAGGCCGGTACATAGCAAACGGCTACAAGTTGTCGACCCTCGGCGGTGGACTGCACTCGTTGTCTACCAATTTCAAGCAAACCTTCAAACCATGAAACAACATGATGCGGCTGCGCCGCAGGAGAGTGATATGACGCTACAGACATCGGGGACAAAGACTGGATTGACTGTGGTGGTAGGCTTGGGGCTTGGATTGGTGCCGCCCAAAGCTGGTGCCGATGCAAGCGCACTCAGCGAAAGTGAGTTACAGCTTGCATCGGCGATGATCAGCGTGAGTTCGCCTTTACCGTTTCGATTGCAGTCAGAGCCCCGCCGATAACAGACCTGTAAAGCTCGATTTTCTCAGGTGGCACAGCCTTTGGATTTTCTACCTTCAAAGCCGCGAGAAGACTTTCCTCAAGTAAATGCCCTTGCGCGCTACCAGCGTACACCACTGCGGTTAGATTTTTAATAACCTCTGAAAGGCCTAAAATCAAAGCGTCGTGCCGATCGTATGGCCTGAATTCGGTGCTGTCTGTCACATTGACCTCCAAGGTCATATTGCCCCAGTCCGTGGGCTTGCATCGACGGACCGAGGCGGTTCGTTGAGGGCGCAACGCTACTACGTGACTTGGTGGTTGCGTTACTGGCCTTTTGTCCACGCTGTACAACCACTCAGCTGCCGTTCAATCCCCCGACCCCGCCGAGTGCGGGGTTTTTTCGTAGGTAACCACCATGATTTACAGCGCGGACATCCAGAAACTGGAGCCCGGCAACCAGATTCGTTTGTATGAACTGGATGCTACGCGGCTGGGCGCAACACTCTGGCGCTTCCACGGGCACGAACACGAGGGCGACATAGTCTGGCAGGGCCAGCTGTATTCCCCGATCCAGATTGAGGTCACCGGCTTGGATATCCGAGGTGATGGCCGGCCAGCAACGCCGAAGCTCAAGCTGGCCAATGAGCTGTCGGGAATTCCGCGAGCAATTTCAGCGATTTGCCTTCAGTTCAAAGACCTGGCAGGCGCGGACTTCAAGGTGATCGAAACTTTCAAGCACTTCCTCGATGCCGCGAACTTCGAAGGAGGCAACCCAGATGCAGCAGACCAGTGCCGTATCAGTCTGTGGAAAATCGAACAGAAGACCGAAGAAAACTTCTCAGCGGTCGGCTTCGAGCTTTCCAGCCCCATCGACATGGAAGGCCAGCAGCTGCCGTCTCAGCAGATCACCAAGTTGTGCCGCTGGGCCATGCGTGGCCAGTACCGGCAGGAGGCCTGCGCTTACACCGGCACCGCGATGTTCGACAAGAAGAACGAACCCGCCGACAACCCTGCGCTTGACCGCTGCGGCGGCTGGTGGAGCAGCTGCAAGTTGCGCGGCAATACCCGCCGGTTCGGCGGATCAATGGGCGCGAGCCTGATCGCCAAGGGGTAACCATGCGAATCAATCAAAAGCTTCAGGACGCCATGCGGGCGCACGCCGAGCAGTCACACCCGGCCGAGGCCTGCGGGCTGCTGATCAAGACCGATGCAGGCCGCGAGTATGTGCCGTGCGGTAACGTGGCCACCGACCCGCTGCAGCACTTCCTGATCGACAAGCACGACGCGGCGGCAGCAGAGGACCGGGGCGAAGTACTGGCGATCGTTCACAGCCACCCGGACCGCGCCGCCACGCCGAGCATGACCGATCTGGTCAGCTGCGAGCTGCACGAACTGCCCTGGGCAATTGTGGGCTGGCCCGGCGGCGATATTCAGTGGTTCAAGCCGAGCGGCTTTCAGGCCCCATTGCTGGGCCGGGACTTCTCGCATGGCCTGCTCGATTGCTGGTCGGCCTGCCGCGACTGGTACGCACGCGAGGCCGCGCTGCCGCTGCCGAACTTCGAACGCAAAGAGCTGTGGTGGGAAGATCCTGACAGCCCGAGCCATTACGAAGACAACTATGAAGCATGTGGCTTCGTCCGGGTTGAGCAGCCCCAGCGAGGCGACATGCTAATTTTTCAGATACCAACTGTAGGTCGTCCCTGCCACTTCCCGAATCATGCCGCGATCTACCTCGGCGCCGATGCCAGCCTGCACAGCGAGGACGCTCCGGCGCTGGGCGGCGTTGGTCCGTTCATCTACCACCACATGCCCGGTCGCTTGGCTGCCCGTGAGGTTTACGGCTGGTCGATGGCCAACCGCGTGAAACTGATCCTGCGCCACAAGGAATACACCCCATGACCATGCGCACCATCAAGCTGTACGGCGTGCTGCGCAAGCACTTCGGGCGTGAGTACCGCATTGACGTACACAGTGTGCGGGATGCAGTGAACGCCCTGTGCGCCATGAAGCCAGGCTTCGAGAAATTCCTGCGGACGGGCGAAGAGCGCGGACTGGTGTTCAGCGTCTTCTGCGGCAAGCGCAACGCCGGCGAGGCCGAATTCGACATGCAGGGCAGCGATAACACCGATATCCGCATCGTGCCCTTGATCCAAGGCAGCAAGCAGGCTGGCCTGTTCCAGGTCGTTCTGGGCGTCGCGCTGGTTGTAGGCGGCTTGTTCACCGGCGGCACAACTACAGCGCTTGGCGTGGGCCTGCTCGCTGCTGGCGCGGCGGTCGGCCTTGGCGGGGTTGTGCAGATGCTTTCCCCCACGACCACCGCTACTACCGGCAACAAGAACGACGACGGGAACAACCCCAGTTACGGGTTCGGTGGGGCCGTGACCACGGTCGCCCAGGGCAATCCCTACCCGGTGCTGTACGGCGAGCGCGAGATTGGCGGCGCTGTCGAGTCAGGCGGCATCTACACACAAGATCAGATTTGATCATCAGGTAACACCAGACCCGCTTCGGCGGGTTTTTCTTTTTCTGGGGGCGGTATGGGAAGTGCGGCAGCAGCGCGAAGCATTCGCGGGAGCAAGGGCGGCGAGGCGAAACAGAAGCAGCCAACGATTGCCACGAACGGCACAGCTTCTATCGCCACCGCACGCATCGTCTATCTGTGGAGCTGGGGGCCGATTGTTGGCCCGGTGAACGGCCTGCGCTCGGTGAAACTGGACGGAACACCACTCGTGGCCGAGGACGGCACTGTTAACTTCCCGGGCGTGAAATGGCAGTTCCGCAACGGTGAGCTGAACCAGCCGCGTCTTGAGGGCATTGCCGAGTCGAGCAATGAAATCGATGTAAACCAGCAGTTGTTCAGCACCACGCCGTACCTGCGCACCATTACCAACCCGGTGCTGGACGCGGTGCGCGTTCGCTTCAGCTGGCCACAACTCCAGTCGCAGGATGCGAGCGGCAACGTCAATGGCGTGCGAATCGAATATGCCATTGACCTGGCCACTGACGGCGGCCCTCTCGTCCAGGTGCTAAAAGACTTTGTGGACCGCAAGAACGTCACGAAGTACGAGCGCAGCCACCGCATCAATCTGCCTGCGGGCAGTCGCTGGACCATGCGTGTGCGACGGATCACGCCAGAGGCGAACAGCTCTCTGGTTCAGGACGCCATGTTCATTGATGCGGTCGCTGAGGTGGTGGACAGCGACCAAGAGTTTCCGCTCACCGCCGTGGGCTGCGTCGAATATGACGCTCAACAGTTCGGCGGCGATATCGCCAAGATCGCGGTTCACATGCGCGGCATGATCGTGCGCGTGCCGACCAACTACGATCCTGAAACGCGGACCTATGCCACGTCAGGCGCCGGGACGAGCAACGGCATTTGGGATGGGACGTTCAAGCTCGCGTACACCAACAACCCGGCCTGGGTCTGCTACGACATCTCGCTGAATCCGTACTACGGTCTGGGTCACCGAATCGATGCCACGATGGTGGACCGCTGGAACCTGTACCGCATCGCGCAGTATTGCGATCAGATGGTGCCTGACGGTATGGGCGGCATGCACCCGCGGTTGACCTGCAACATCTATCTGCAGAAGCAGGCGGATGCCTACGCGGTGCTGCAAGACCTGTCGGCCATCTTTCACGGCATGAGCACTTGGGATGGCAGCCAGATCACGTTCACCGCCGATATGCCTGGCGACCCCGTTTACACCTACAACCCTTCGCAAATCCTCAACAACGGCG